GGAGCGCCACTCTCTCCCGCGGTCTTCTTTCACCACCAAACGACTCGAAAAGCCATGAGTAGCCCTAGAGTGGACTCAGAAGGTGGGAAGGTGGTTCAAATAGGCTCTAATCGGCTCACACAGGTTGAAGAGAGAACTACAGAACCTCTTATGGGCCGAGAATCGCCTAGAATTCACTCAAAGCTGCTCGAATTGCCGTCTCGTGGGCTTGAGCTCATAGATTTCGCCGATTCAATCGGGATTCCGATGCTGCCGTGGCAAAAATGGCTTGCGATGGAAGCTCACAAAGTAAAGCCGGATGGCAGATGGGCTCATCCATTGATTACCGTCGTTGTTGCTCGGCAAAATGGTAAGACGACTTTGATGAAGCTTCGGATCTTGGCCGGACTCTTCTTGTGGCAGGACGGATTACAGATCGGTACAGCTCACCGATTGACCACATCGCTCGAGACATTTCGAGACATTGTGAACATCATCGAAGAAAATGAGCAGCTTGCTAAACAGGTCAAAAGAATTCGATGGGCACATGGATCCGAAGAGATTGAGTTGCTCGGCAAATTTGGCGGCGGTCGGTACATGGTCAAAGCTGGCGGATCGGCAGCGCGTGGAATTTCAAAGCCGGAGACGGTTTTTGTGGATGAGACACGCGAACTCAAGGATGAATCCACTTGGGCATCTTTGCGATACACGATGATGGCCGCGAAATCGCCACAGCTCTGGACGCTATCGAATGCCGGAGATCAACACAGCATTGTGCTTAATCAGCTGCGCGAAAGAGGCATGTCAGCTGCAAAAGGTGATGACATTGGTTATTTTGAATGGTCATCCAATTACGACAAGATCGACGATTCGCCGGCATTCTGGAAAGGTGCGGCAATGGCTAATCCGGCACTTGGCCACACAATCCACATCGACAACATTCGAGCTGTGCTCAATGATCCACCGGATGTCATAAAAACCGAGGTATTGTGCAAATGGGTGGCCACTATCAGCGCAGCCATCCCAAGCGAGGAATGGAATCAATGCGGTGAGGATGATCTAGAGCTTGATCCGGAGAAGGCGACTTGGCTTGCGGTCGATTGCTCGCCGGATCGTAGATCGGCGGCTCTTGTTGCGGCTCAGCAAATTGATGGAGAGCGATTCTTTGTAAAGCTGTTGCACACTTGGCACAATCCGATTTCACTTGATGATCGAGCTGTGGCAAATGACATTGCACCGTATTGTCGTGAATTCCCTGTGGAAGTCGTGGCTTATAGCAAGAGAACAAGCTCTGCAATTGCCGCGCGACTTGTGCCAGCCGGTATCCCAATTACAGACATTGATGGTGCACTCTATGGACAATGTTGCGACGAATTGTTAGGAGCTATTACATCAAAAAGATTGCGTCACAAAAATCAGACAGAATTATCCAAACAGATTCTATCAGCGGCTCGATTACCTTTCGGGGATGGTGGCTGGACAATCGGCCGGAGAGCTTCTCAATCAACTGTGTGCGCGACGGTTGCGACTGCATTGGTCACACACTTCGCGACACGCCCAGAGACGGATCTTGACATCATGGTGGGCTAGAGGTACAAGACGCGCGATAATTGGCGCATGGCATTACGCGATCTATTTGCACCGACGCGGATCAACGCTGCGCCGGCAGAGACAACAAACGACATTGAAGCTTCAATCGCGCCGTATTATTCCGAGACACAAAATCTCTTCTTTGCTGGAATAGCACAAGCATCACGCGCAGAAGCAATGAGTGTGCCTACCGTGGCGCGCTCGCTTGGAATTATCCAGACAATCGGATCATTACCAATGCACACACGCAACACAGCATCCGGCGAAAAGGTTGCTCAACCGCGTGTCATCAATCAGCCAGATCCAAGAATTCCGGGGATTACATTTTGGTCATGGATGATTTCCGATCTCTTCTTCTTCCCTAGCGCGTACGCTTATGTCACAGAGCGTTATGCAGACACAGGAAAAATTCGAGCAATGGAGCGCGTTGCACCGGAGCGCATTTCAATCACAACAAACGCCAATGGCACAGAAATCAATTCCTATTCAATCGATGGCGTCTTTGTAGATCCAAATTATCTTGTCGTGTTCGCCGGATCTCAAGAAGGATTGCTCTCACGCGCTGGTCGCACAATCCGCGCAGCTGCGGCACTTGAAAAAGCTGCAATGAATTTTGCCGTTGAGCCAATTCCCCAAATGGTCTTGAAATCTAATGGAACATCCTTGCCAGCCGATCGCGTTGCTAAATTACTTACAGCGTGGCGCACAGCTCGAGCAAATAAATCAACAGCATTCTTGAATGCAGATGTAACGCTTGAAACACTTGGCTTTGATCCAAAATCAATTCAATTGAATGAAGCTCGCAATTATGTTGCTCTTGAATTGTCAAGAGCTTGCGGATTGCCAGCGTACTTCACCGATTCACAACAATCATCATTTACTTATTCAAATGCGCTAGATAAGCGTCGCGACCTGGTTGATTTCGCTTTTAGAAATTACATGTCAATCATTGAGGAAAGACTTTCATTCCAAGATTTTACATCGCTTGGAAATGAAGTGAAGTTCGATCTTGATGATTTCTTGCGTGGCAATCCTTACGAGCGCGCGCAGGTTTATGAAATCTTAAATCGTATCGGCGCAATGTCGGTCGATGAAATACGCGAGGAAGAAGACATGCTGCTATGAAAATCACAACACCAATGACAATCACGGCGGCAGATACAACCGCGCGCACAATCACAGGTCGCATCGTTGCATTTGAAGAAGTGGCAAACGCATCAACCGGAAAAGTAATCTTTGCAAAAGATTCCGTCGCTCCGGCAGATGTAAAGCTCAATCTTGAGCACGATCGCACACGACCAATTGGCAAAACATTGTCAATGACAGTCAATGAAGATTCAATCGATGCGACATTCAAAATTGCTAACACGACAGCCGGATCAGATGCACTCGAAGAGGCAATGTCGGGATTACGCGACGGATTCTCAATTGAATTGGCCGTGGATGAATACACAATGGAAAAGGATGGATCGATGCGCGTACTTGCAGGAGAGCTCACCGGCGTCGCTTTGGTCACAGAGCCGGCCGTAAGATCAGCAAGAGTTAGCGAAGTCGCCGCAACAGCGGCAGAAGAAGAGCCAAAAGATTCTGAATCGACAGTCGATGCAGAGGTAACACCAACAACAGAAGGAGACGAAGTGGACAACACCGTCACAAACGCGGATACCGTCGAGACGGTAGAAGCTGCTCAGTCAGTAACAGCTAGTGCAAAGCCAGCTGTCGGAGGATGGACTTCAAAGCCTCGCTTAGAGTTCACAGCCGTGAAGTTGCTTGAAAACACAATCAAGGCATCACTAGGAAACGAAGATGCTCGTCAGTATGTATTAGCTGCGGCAGATACAACAGACAATGCAGGTCTAGTACCTACACGCCAATTGACAACAGTTATCAATGGGCTTGCAAATACGACAAGAAGCAACATAGATGCGATCAGCCGTGGGGCCTTGCCTGACGCTGGAATGACTTTTGAAATTCCAAAGATCACAGTAATGCCAACCGTTGCTGTCACAGCCGAAGAAGGCACTCCATCAAACACAGATCAGAATTCTGCATTTGTATCAGTTGATGTCAAGAAGTATGCAGGACAACAGACATTTTCTGTTGAATTGCTAGATCGCTCAAATCCTTTGTTTATGCAAGAGCTCATGAATAACCTCGCTGCACAGTACGCAAAGGCAACCGATACAGCTGTAAACCTTGCATTGTGCACAGGTGCAACAGCGGACTCAACAACACTCACAACCTATCCAACAGCTGCCGAGCTTCTCGGTGTAGTTGCTCGCGGTGCGGCATCTGTTTACTCAAACACATCCGGCTTTGCTCGTAACATCATCATGAATACTTCACAATGGAGCAATGTCATGACACTAAACGACTCTGGGCGTCCAATTTATAATGCTCAGGTTCCATCAAATGCTGGCGGCGTAGTTGCTCCAACATCTGTACGCGGAAATGTAGCCGGCTTGGATCTGTATGTAACAGCGAACACAGCTGCAACAACAGACACAGACGATTCAATCTTGATCGTCAATCCAGACAGCTACACATGGTACGAAGGCCCTACTTATCAGCTACGCGCTGATGTAATCGCTTCCGGACAAATCTCAATCGTTATGTACGGTTACGGTGCAATTGCAACCAAGATCGCTGCTGGCGCATTCGGTGTAAACAAAACAGCTTAATCGCTAACAATCAATCATGGGCTAGTTCGCTCCCGAGCTAGCCCAGTCGTAGAAGGGAAGAGCTCATGCCATCCGTCATCACAGCTGCACAGTTGCGATCTGTTTTAGGTGTGAGCTCTTCTCTCTATAATGACGCTTATCTTGAACAGATAATTGATTCGGGAGAGGCCGTGATTTTGCCGCTTCTTGTGGCAAATCAATCTGCCGTTGATGCTTACGAATTAGAATCAAATGTGGCGTACTTTTATTGCGCCAGAGTTCACAATTTTGTTATCGGTCAATCAGTCATCGTTGCTGGATTGCCAGCACCATTCTCAAACACTTTTACAGTCGTCAAAGTTGGCGATTATTACTTTACGGCAGCTCTTACAAATGCCGATGTGACCAAACGACAGATCATTCCAAATGGCACAGCAACGCTTTCGGGCTATTCAGCGGCGACACTTTATGCAGCTAATCCAGCGATCGAATCTGCTATGTATGCCGTGTGCATTGAAATCTTTCAAAGCCGAATCGCTGCCGGTGGCCAGATTGAAGGCGTCGATTTTGCCAGCACGCCTTATCGCATGGGACGCAGCCTCACAAATCGCGTGTCGGCTCTCTTACAGCCATTTTTAGATGTCGAAACGATTTGTCAATAATGCCAGCCTCATCGATCGCGGTTGATGTCCGCGGAGCTCTTAAGACAGCAATTTCATCCGTAGCTGCCAATGTCTATGACTCAGTACCGGAAGCACCGATGGTTCCTTTTGCAGCGATTGTCCCATCTGCGCCGTACCTTGAGACGGTGTTAATTGGTAAGGCAACAGTAAAAGTAAAAGTCAATCTCGTCATCACTCTTGGCGTTGCGATGTATTCCAACGCGGCAGCACTCGACAACATCGAGCAGCTCACAATAAGCATTCTGGCGGCATTGCCGGCAGGTTACACATTGGGAAATGTGTCTAATCCAATCCCTGTTCAAATAGGCGCATCGGAGATTCTCGCTTGCGAGATTGAAGTAGCGACTTACTACACTCAAACAAACTAAGGAGTACTAATGCCAACGACAGTCATAACTGGCCGCGATTTAGCATTGACTATCGCGACCGTTAGCTACGATGCACAAGCAACATCAACAACACTTACCAATGAACACACAATCGAGACATACCAAACTTTAGACGGCCGCGCTTACAAAGCGGTTGATGACAGTTGGACTCTTGATGTGGAAATGCTCGCAGACTGGGGCGCGACTGGATCACTTTGCGAAGCAATGTGGACAGCTTGCGAAACAGCTCCAAACACAACACTTGCTGCATCTTTAACAGCTGCAACAGGAGCGGTGTTCGCTTGCAATGTATTGCCTGTATTTCCAAGCGTGGGCGGAGCAGCTCCGGGCGCACAAACAGTTACAATGTCATTCCAAGTAGTTGGAACACCAACAGAGACATTCAGTTAAAAAAAGAATCGGGAGCAAATAAATGAAGCTAAACATTACGATCGAATACTTCTCTGGGGAGT